TTACGTTCGAGAAGTACAATTGAATTTTTAGGATTATGGGAAAAGATTTATAACCCTGATTTTAAACTGGTCGAATTCGACCAGTTTAAAAATGCAGCTGGCGAAAACAGCTTTGTTCTAACACCACAAAAGTGGATAAGCACTACTAATGCTATCGGTATTACATCTAAATCTGGACGCTACGGCGGTACTTATGCTCATTCCGATATAGCATTCGAATTCGCATCCTGGATTTCTCCGGAATTCAAGTTGTATATAATTAAAGATTATCAACGATTAAAAGCTGATGAAAGCCACGCCAAGTCCCTAGACTGGAATATAAAACGCGAAATAACAAAATCAAATTACCGTATTCATACCGATGCGATAAAAGAGAATTTAATCCCTAATCTTACTCCACAGCAGATAGCTTGTAAATATGCCAGTGAAGCTGATTTGATAAATGTTGCTTTGTTCGGACAAACTGCAAAACAATGGAGAAATCAGCACTCTGAATCTAAAGGTAATATACGTGATGAAGCTACAATTGAACAGCTTATAGTTCTAGCCAATCTCGAAAGCTTGAACGCAGAATATATCAGGGAAGGAATATCGCCTGCTGAAAGATTATCCAAATTGAATAAAATAGCTATTTATCAGCTTAATTCTTTGTGGAATAACTCCCTCAAGAGTATAGAAAAACTAAAGAGCTTAAAATAAAAATATCAGAACGCTGATGGCGGGAGAATTTTGAGCATAATTCCGAAAGGGGTACAATTTGTACCCCTCTTAAACTACTCACACCTGACGGAAAAAGTAATTCAAATACTGTATTTAGTCGCAAAAACAAAAAGAACCGCATTCTCATGCGGTTCCTAAGTTTTAAATTTGGTCGGGGCGGCGAGATTCGAACTCACGGCCTCTTGTACCCGAAAACGCACCATTGCCATTTCTGTCATTCTAAAAAGCTCTCAAAACCGTATAATTACTGGCTTTTTGTTTTTAATCAATTTACTTCGTTCTAATGAATTGCAGCCTAATTATTGCACATTTATTGCACGTTTTAAAACAATTTATTATGAGCTCCTAGTTTTCTCAATGAAATAATTATGCATAAAAAATAAATTCCCTCTTGAAAACCGAGGGAACTTATTTTATTTAGCTGTTATATACAGAATAGCACTGCCGGCAATAATCTGCCAAATTATCCGTTGGCGTTCAATTCTTTTTGTCCGTCGCTTCTCCTGATTGATGCTCTCCGATAAGCTCATCAAGGAGCTGTTTTGCTCGTCGATTATCAGCTTTGAGTTCGCCAACGAACTTTTTGCAGTCGCTAACTCCTGTCTGAGCTGACTGATTGAGCTCTGCTGCCCGCTCAACTTGCTGCTCTGCCCGCCCAACAGCGTCTCCAGCTGTTCCAATCTCTGCTCCTGCTTGTCGATTAAGCTCCTTAGCTCTTTCAACTTGCTGAGTGGTACTTTTACCGTTACCTCCTGCTGTGTCTGCGCCTGTACTGGTGTGGCCGCAGCCTCCACTCGACACGTAGCCAGCAATGCAAAGCAGAGCAGCAATAGCGAGAGCATAGCCAAACACAACAGCTTCGCGCTGTCCTTTAACATGCATCATCACTCTCCCCTCTCTGGGATATAATCAGTGATGCCTCTTGCAACAGCCGCTGCAAAATCTCTTTTTTGGTCAATGAGTTTTTCACAGTCTGCGTCATTGCTGATGAAGGCGAGCTCTACCAAAACGGCAGGCATTGTAGTATTTCGCAGTACAATCAACCTCGGGCCAACCTTTACGCCTCTGTCAGATGTTCCTAAGGAGTGCACAATTTGAGATTGGATACACGCTGCCAATCTGTCCGACTTGCTCCAATGGCTGAACACAAAGCACTCTGTTCCGTTGGCCTGCTCCGATGCTGCAGCATTGCAATGCAGACTTACGAACACATCTGCAGGCCAGTTGTTGGCTGATGCACATACATTAGGATAGTTTGGATTTTCTCCAGCCAAATTATCGGACTGCAAAAGCTCAACTTCACAACCTGCTTTGCGTAAAAAATCTGCTACCATGTCGCCCACCTCTTTAACAATGGCGGCTTCGGTAACTCCATACGAATAATTTACTGCGCCGCTGTCCACACCGGGGCAGTGGCCAGGATTGATAAACACTTTAGCCATTCTCTTTTTCTCCAATCTTCACTCCACGCATCTCGACATATTTATTGCCAAGTTGCGCAATGATGTATCCAACGCAGCCAACGCTGAAGGCCTCATAGTTGCCCCAGGTGCGTCCTATTACTGCAAGGTATACGCTAATACCTATGAACGCTAAAAACGCTCCTACAGCGCAGACACGGCCTATAGACAAAGCTGTATCATCCTTCTTGAACATATTAATCAGTTTTCTCATTGCTTTCACCTCTTCACTTATTTCTCGCAGGGCAGTTGACGCATCTTGCTTCCAAATTGTCCATGCGTCTTTCTAATTTATCAGTATTCACAAACAACGTATGCAGCTGCTCTTTGTTGCCTGCAAGCTCTTCGTTGTTCTCGGCTACCTCTTGACACAGCTTTTCAACCGCCCCTGCCAACTTGTCAACGCTAACCTGCATCGACCGCATCTGCTCTTGTGCAGGTGAATTGCTTTTCACTAGCGGCACAATTATCCACGTCAAGAAAAACGCCATCAATCCGCTAATTATTCCTAGCTCTTGTAATGTCATTATACTACTCCCACTTTATAGCTTCCAGCTCTTCAGTCGTCTTGCAAGCCTCAACTTCTTCCTGCTTCGCCCAGCCTGCCTGCTTGCAGTTGCCTATATGCATCGACAAGTCCGCCATCCAATGCATAACCTGTGACGGCTCCAGCCAAAAAATAGTTTTGTCTGTGTCTTTGGCCAAATATCCACGGACTGGACAGCCTTTAGGATACTCCTGCTCAAATAACGGCGTATTTACGTTTAGCGCAATACCCTGCATTGTTAACTGTGTATCTTTATCGCTGTCGTAGTGGACTGCTTGACCGCTTGCACTGCTGATGAAACCGCCTACAATCTTGTTTGCTGTCCATTGGTCAACCTCGGATAATTTTCGGCGACGTGCATATTCTAACGGCTCTTGTTCAGTGTAAATATCTCCAACCTTGCTCCAAGCATAACAAGGACGCTCGTTATCGCTCTTTAAATAATTAGATTGGTTTATCTTGATAATTTTATTGTTTTTATCGACAATGCAAATCATCACAACACCCCCAATTGTTTAATCAAAATCCTGCCACTTTGCCCTGCAGTAGCCGTAGATATATTACCTCGCTTACCGCCCTCGTTTGTTACGGAGCCGTTATTGATGATTGTGTTAGCAACAAGGCAGATGTCACCACCACCACCGCCACCGCCTGCACCGCATCTACGTCCTACAACACTATCTCCACCTTTTCCACCGTTAGCCATAACTTTTCCTTCCGAAGAAATATTAATTTCACCTGCGATGATGGCGATAAATTTACCGCCGCCACCACCGCCTGCACCGCCTTTATCAGTGTGCTTGTCTGCACCACCACCACCGCCACCACCTGCACCATTGCCGTAGCCGTTAAAACTAGAATTGATTACACTTAACGATTTTCCACCAATGCCAGGAGCACCGCCGTCACCCTCACCATATTGTTTATCGGAACCTCTTCCGCCTGCACCACCGCCAGTACCATCAAGTCCATTATAACCATCGTGATGATCGCTTGAAGAAACTCCAGTACCGCCACCACCGCCACCGAAATAACCACCTGCACCACCTTTATTAGAGCCATAACTGCCACTGTCAGCTCCTGCTGTTCCGCTTGCATCCAATGTCCCGTGGATAATTACATTGCCAGTGGCTTTAATAATAACGCCCTCTGTGCTTTTAACCGTAACACCTGCCTTAATAAACACACGCTTATAATTCTTTACACCATCGATGGTGGTATCCTCGCTAGGTATAAAATCGCCATCACTGCCATCACCTCTGTCAGTGTACCAGCTAGGGTATTTGTTGGACTGCACCGCCGCCAACGTACCCATGCCTGTATAACTAATCTGCACAATCTTGCCAGCATCAACGGCAGAAAACTCTATCAGCCCTGTGTTCCAATTATCGTTGCCGTCTGCTTTGGTTGCATAATCGGGGCGGAACTCCCCCGCTGCAGGAGTTGCCGCAACCTCGGTCAATGCTGATGCAGTGACTGCACCTGTTGTGCTGTCTACCCATACTGCTCGGATGTTGCTCGGGTCCTGCTTCTCGGGAACCTCATTCAGCCTTATCACATAGGGCGATACGCTTGGAATGATATGCGTTTCCGTCAAATTGATGTAGGTTGTTGTTCCTCCGTCACCTACAAACGGATTGATTCTGATATTGCTAGGTTCGCTCATTTACTTGCCACCTTTCCTGTTTTATTTGTTGCCTGCTGCAGCAATTCATTGTTACGTGCATTGCGCTCAATATCCAGCAAATACTTGCTGATGGGAGGTGTCGGAGGCTCTCCGAGCTCCATATCACACGTAATGCCCTTATCACCGCTGACAGTGTATTTCAGCTTGGTGATTGGATATTTACGAGCCTTGCCGTCTGTGTCTGTGATTAACGCTTGCCCATCTACAGACAGCCTGCGCACCCAGAACACACCATCAGGCTTCGGGTAGTTAAGCTCTACTCCGCCCACCTTAGCGGACAGCTTAGGCTCTTTCAGCTTGTCAAGCTCTGACTGTCCCCAACGTTCTGCATCCGCTGCTGTGTATGCTGTTGGCAATGTCCACACTGCTTCAGACACGCCATATTGCTCTTGGCTCTGCTTATCCTCTACTGTTGCAAGCCAGCTCTCGCCTGCTTCGTCCACACTTGCACCCTTGATGCGAGCGTAGTTCACTATCTTGCTTATATCTTGGTCGGGCAGGAAACTGTTCAAGTGCGCCCCTACCCAAAAGCGTGCCTCTTCGTTTATCTCGTCAGTACGTGGCTTGAAATAAAATTCGTGGTATTCATCTACGCCATAAACATAATCAGTCGCAAATTCGGAAAGCTGCTCTAATGCTTCTTTAGCTGATACGCCGTCGAAAACAATCTTCGTAATATTGTAGCCTACTTTGTATATCTTGCTCTGATTGAAAACAATACCAGTCTTTTTTTCCACCTGCCTGCATATGTCTTTGACTATCTCGGCAATTTCTTTGTTAGCGTATTCGGCAAAAATCAGCACCTTGCCGAGCTTATCAAAAAAGCCGTAGCAAGTGATTTTAAAATCTGTAGCAGTGCCACCACTGTCGGGGCGTGTCAAAACCTGCCCACTGTACCAGGGCCGCTTATCACCGAACAAATAAATATCTACACGCTGGCCATACATGATTTCCGTAAACGCAGGAAACTGCTTAAAAGTAATCGTGCAGCTTCCACAGCCATTCTTCGCAAGCTCAAACTGCAGCTGCGAGAACGGATTATTTTCGGTGCCGTTGGAAAATATAGCGGTCTTTGTGCCGTCTTTATTGAAAAACACAACTTGAACAGCACCAGGAATATAACTAATATCGCCATAATCACCGCCACCTGTTCCGCCTCCGCCTTTCTTTTTTTGCCCTGTGCCCCATATAAACGAGCCGTATAAACTTGATCCGAAAATGATATTGCTCATGCCAGCCACCTGTCACGCCATCTGATAACCACTTTGCCCGCGCTACCCTTGATTTCGTAGGTATTCGGCCCAGGCTTAGCCGTCAAAAACTGACCGCTGAAAGCATTAATGGCATTGTTTGCATCACGCCGCACAGTGCCTGCTTTTGTGTCTATGGTCAGCACTGCAGGAGCGGTCAGCAATGTGTCAGCTACACGCATCACCCTGCCTGTATCGGTATGGTTGATAGTAACATCTGCCATTGTCTTTGTAGGTATCAGCTCCACAATCAGCGGCACATCTGCAGAACCTGCATTGACGATGTTAATTGTAGTGTTTTCGCCACCAACATCAGCACTCGCCTGCTTCTCGTCGTCTGCATACCTAAACGGGTCGGCCAGCAATAATGTAATATCAACATCAGCTCTTAAACCTTGATAGCCTTTAACCCACTTCGCTTTACTTGCTGACATACAGGACACATTATAATAGCCATTGCCTACGGACAAGGTATAATTCTGCTGGTAAAACAGCCTTAGCAATCCATTCAGCTTAGCATCATAATCAGCTTGATTCGTGCCACTGATTAAAAAGCCTAGCTTAATCTTTTTGCCGTCTATATAGCCGTCGCCTGTGATGTTCGAGCCGTGGCTATATCCACGTTTTGAAGCTGTTGCTCTTACTGTCAAATCAGCGCATGATTCCAGGCTATACCTGTACGGGAGCTGCTGGCCATTGATAACAAGCGGATAAGTCACCTTATCGTTATATTTTGCTCGCATAAAATCACCCCCGCATACCCATTGCAAGTGTATATTCAAAATCTGCCATCAATCCGTCATAATCGGTGCCATTGTTAATGTCGCCGTAGTTGTTAAATTCAACCACAGCCCCAGTACCGCCACCGCTGCCGACGCTTACTGCTCCACCTACTGCATAACCATTGTTCAAAGCATTCAGCAGGGGCAGTCCTAGCCTGCGTACAGCCTTAGCATTGATAACATATTCGCCATTGCTAAGCATTGCAGGTATACTATCGCTTGTGCCTGTGCCTGCACCAAACACGGGGCCACCATTCGCCTTCTGCATGATGTTGCCACCTGTGATACTCCCCATGCCGATTGCGTTCATTGTCGTAGTCGCCGCTGCATACGCCGGAGGTCCTGCTATCGGGCCTAATTCAGCAATACTCTTTTGTGTCGCTGCAGGAACAGCCGCTGATGCTTCTTTCGCACTGTTGGCCGCGTTCTCACCGGCTTGCTTCTTGCCCAGCAACTTTTCCAACGCAGCCGCTGCCTGCTTCTTAATCATGAACTGTATAAACATATTGACAATGCTTTTCGTGATGTCCTTGAACACATCGGACAGTTTGCCGCCCTCTGTGATAACATTAGCAATGCCACTTGCAAGCTGATTCTTAATTGTCTCGCCTGCCTGCAGTTCAAAGTCAAGCATGTTCTGTTGGCTCTCCATACGCCAATCAAGTAACTGTTGCCGTAGCTCCTGTTCCTGCTGCAGTGCAACCATTTTTGCCTCCTGCTCGGAATTGAGATACTCCAGGAACTTTTCCCGTTCCTGCTCATTGAATGCAGCATTCATATCGGCCTTCGCTGCCTGCAGTGCTGTCTCAAGGCTGATGCTCTTTTCATATGCCTGCTGGTCGATAGCATCTTTCAATGCCTGCTCTTGAGCAAGGCTTGCCGCATATAACGCATTTCGCTCATCGTACAATGCTTTTGCTTTGGCTATGCTTTCCGCATTGCCTGTACGCTCTGCACTTGCTCTCAACGCCTCTGCTTCCTGCACCGCCTGCAGCTGCTTGCTCAACATCTCGTCAACAGCCTTCATACGTGCTTGCTTCTCTTGGTCAATCTTCGCAAATACTTGGTCGCTGCCCTTTAGGCCTGCAGTCGCTATGTCTAAGCTCATCTTGTCGAAGTTCTCTTGCAAGTCCTTTGTTGCCTTGCCTGCTCTGGTCAAAGCTTCCGAAACTCTGTTGACTTCACTTTCGAGCTGGCCGAAACCTCTACTGCCGCCGCTGCCTCCACTACCTACAGAACCTACCTTCGGGACTGCTAACCCCGATAAATTTACAGTGCCTTTCGGCTTCTTCGGTGCTGGGGCTTCTTCTGTTGGGGCGATTGTCTTGCCCTGCACCTGTTTCGGCGCGGTCTTAAACACTTTGCTGAGGAAATCACAAGCCTTCTGTGCAAAATCCCTAAAATACTTCAAAGCATTATTCAGCCATGCTCTCAAATCGTTCACCCACTCAGGGCAGTATCCTGCGAACTTATTAAACATATCGCCGACCATCTCAACAGCTCCGTCTGCCATTGCATGAATCAGCATCACAATGCCTTCGGCCATCTTTATAACAGCCTGCAGGACTATGTTCACCGCTATTGTTACGGCCTGTACTAACTCGTCCCAATACACAACAACAACACCAATGGCAGCTCCCACCAATCCCAACGCACCAATAACGGGGAGGCTCACACCGATAAACGTTGCCATTGCTGCAGCTGCAGCAATCAATCCACCGACAAGCACAGTACCTAACACTGTACCAACCGCCGCAATGCTTGCTACAAGGGCAGGTGGAACGCTGTCCTTGATAACATCTGTAAAGCTCTTTCCTGCATCCCTGCCAGCCTGCAAGGCCTGTGTGAAATTGCCCAGCTCTGTGCCTACACTCTTTAAAACCGCCTTAATATCAAGACCATCTACAAGATAATCACCAATCACAGCCGCAGTAATGCCTACTGTTTCTTCAATGTTGGCGCAAAGGCCTGTAATCTCTTCAGCAGTTTTGGCCATCATACCACCATAAGTATCATTCATGCCGTCGGTCAAAACCTTTACGGCCGTCAAGCTGTCAATCATGCCACGCTCTGTCATCTCTTTAATTTCTAAGATGCTCTTGCCGGATGCTTCGGCCAACATTCCCCAAGCATCAATTCCGGCATTAGTGAGCTGCATAATGTCTTGCGTCTTAAGTGTGCCGCTAGTCCTAATCTGTCCCATTGCATAGGCTATCTGCTGAACACCTGCAGTTCCCTTGCCTAAACCGGATGCAGCATCACCCAACGTGCGCAGGGTAGGGATAATCTCTTTCGCCGTGAAGCCAAACGCCATCAGTTGCTGGCCTGCCTGTACAACACCAGGAACGTCAAACGGAGTATCAGCCGCAAACTTCTGCAGGTCTTTCATCATCTGCGTGCCCTTGCTGGCACTCTTAAGCATTGTCTGAAATGCTATCTCGTATTGACGCATTTGTGCTGACGCCTTGATGCAAGATACGCCCATGCTGACAATTCCCTTGGCAATATCAGCAATAAAATTGCCCACCTGCACAGCTCCAATAGCATTTATGGACTTGTTTACGCCGTCAAGTGCCTTGCTTGCCTTGCCGCATGCAGTGTTGACCTTTGTTGCGCTGTCCTTTACCCTGTTGGCCATATCGTCAAACTTCTTGCCTGCGTTGCTGGCCTTGTTGCCTGCATTGTCAATCTTCGCACCTGTATCGCTCGTAGCTTTTGCCGCTCCCTGCATCGCCTGCTCAAATCTCGAACTGTCTGCAGTAATCTCAACTTTAACTTGCTTAGCCATCGCTCTCACCCCCTCCATATAGCTCGTCAAGAAATGCACGATCATCATCGGTTATTCGCCCGTCAAATCGCCCATCACTGAATATATCTTTTAACTTCAAAGTCTTTTTCGAGGACTTGCCTGCATAATTCGCAATATATACTGTCACCAATGCGGCCAGCATATTTTCCTGCTGTTGCCGTCTCCACCTGTACCCATTCCAGATGTTTATAACATCTGTCGGCGTCATGTATGCACATTCTTCGGGAGTCTTTTTCAGAATGGCGTAGAAAATCCATTCTACTTTAGAAAGCCACTCTGAAAAAGAAATTACTTCCCCTCGGCTTCTTCCTTATCTTCCAGGGCAGTCAAAATCTCATCGAACGGGCCTCTGTCACTCACAACCAGGCCACAAATACCCAACGCCGCCAACATTCTCAGCCGCAGGTCAATCATGCCGTTTTCTACCTCGGCACAATAATCCGCAATCCAGCTATCCAGCTTGTTGCGGCTGATGCCTCTTTCATACACCTTCAACGAGCAATACAGGCAGGCAATAATCTCGGTAACGCTCCATTGCTCTTTCTGCATCAAAGAAAAAACATTATGGCTCGGCAACATTGCCTCCAGCTCTTCCAACGCTCCAATGGTAAATTTCGCTTCTCGCTTTTCGCCGCCAATGTTAATATTTACGCTCTTTTTAATCATTTGTCATTCCTCCTAAAAAATAAAAGGGCAGTATAAAAATATACCGCCCCCACCATTAGCCTCTCGGGTCTTCCATTGCATCCTGCGTCTTCGGAGCACCTTTGCCCTTCAAAGTTACGCTCAGAATCGCTGCATCGTCATGAGCTGCAGTTTCTTCCATGCTAGTAATGCTATACCAGTTTATAATACTTCGGCCGCCCTTGCTCCATCTCAGCAGGTGTACAGGCTCGTCAGCTTCAAACGCTGCCCATAACTCTTTCACCGCTTGCTCTGCAGGCTTTACAATCAACTCTACAGTAAGTTCGGTGCTCTTCACGCCTGCTTCTGCATCGCCATAGCCGCCGCTGGTCTTGTCGGTCAGGTCAATCTCTTCAGCACTTGCGCTATAATCTGCGCTGCGCTGGCCACCAAGCAACGTCCACTTCGGGCTCTCTTCGCTTGCAGCCTCTCCATAATTGAGGAACACAAGCACATTCTTGCCTAACAGCTTCTCGCTGGTACTTTTCATCTTAGGTCGTACAGCCACCATGTTATACCTCCATATCATATTCGACTTGATATTCCAACAGCATCGCTACCGCCTTTGTATTGTTGGCCACTGCCCCAAACACAATACGCTTGACTAAGCCGTTGTCAATCATGCCACCTAAATCGTTATTATGCAACACCTCAAACAGGGTGTCGCTCAAATCATCAATATCAGTTATTCCGTTAATATCCAACACATAAATGCTATAAACTGCCGTTGCTGTGCATACATCATACGCATCCTGCTCAAAGGTAACCTCATCGCAAGAAATTGTACCCTCAACACCTTTGCCAGCAGCAGCACCTACGATATTAACGTTCCACTTTACGCCCGGCACTGCTTCCTTGATAATGTCAGCAAGTGCATTTGTAACTTCTCTCGCTCTGCTCATCGGTTAACCTCTCATAAGGCTAATGGTAGCACGGCTAGTACCACCTGCACCCGTAAAATCATTTGCGTTAATCATGCCAGCCAACATCTTTACTTCCTTGCCATACAGTTCGGCCTTCTGTGCAAATACATCATCATGCCTGCTTCCGTCAAATGTCACGCTCGCATCTGTGCCAACACTGGCCACAGCACGCACATAACAGGCGTAGGCAACGCCCAAACGCTTCACATTATGACTTATAGGCTGTTGTATCTGTGCAACGCCGTAGCGCGCCGCTATGCTCTCCAGATATGCATTCGCTTCGTCAACATCTTCTTGCGTGACAAGCAAAACCCTGTCGGCAATGTTATCAAGTGTAATAATCTCCACTACAAGCCCTCCGCTAAATTATCAAGTGCTATCTGAAAGCGCTTTTCTATCTTTGGCAGTTCCTTTTCTGCGGCCGAATACAAAAACGGGTCGGCCTTTATGCCAGGGTGTCGCACCTTTTTTGCAAAGATGAACTCGTTACCATTCACCCATCTTAAAGCCTGCTTACTTCGTGGCACTATGTTATGCGCCTTCGTACCTTCATGCAGGAATACGCCGTAGGGGACTGCTGGGGACAGGAATATTTCTGCCCGTGAATCTTCCACCGCAGTTTCTACACCCGAGCGTTCCATATTGCCCGACCTTGTTTTGTATCTATGATGAGTGGCCGCATGCTCTTTAATGTCACGTGCGGCCATCTTCATTTGAACTCGAACCATCTGCCGAACCTTTTCCGGCGCTGCTTCAAATGCCTTGACTAATTTTTCAAGGTCACAGTCAAGCTTCAGCTTCATCTTTCACGGACTCTTCCTGTGCAGGCTCTTTCTTCACGGGCTCTTCACTGGCCTTGTCGGCACGCTTTTTCGGTGCTTTGCACTCTTTATAGCCGCTGCCTTTGAACGCTGCAATCTGAACATCATTCTTCAGCTCTAAAGTTTCTTTGCCGTTAGTTAACCACATAAAGCTGTCCCTCCTTATTCGTGAATGTGTTTGTAAATTGCCACTGCTTTGTTGGCCAGGATGAATGCATCATAGTAAATGCGGCCTTCAACCAATGCACCATTGATGCCAGGCGGGTTATCGTGAATCTTGTACTCCGCAAGTTTGATGGGCGCACAGCATGCAACTGGATGGGTGATAATAAAATCAGTGTTGGTAGGCATATAAGAGCTGGGTACGACAATAATTGCCACACCATCCACCATGCCGACCTGACCTTTAACAAGCATGTCCTGCGCAATGTCGGATGCCTTCACGAAGGTAGAATCCAGTTTGATGGCCTTATAAAATGCAGGGGTAACATATGCAATGCGGCCTCCCAGCGGTGCTTTTGCATCGGTCAGCGCAACTTGACCATCAAGCAATGCGGAATATGCATTTTTCTCGGTGATGGCCGCAGCGGTAGAGGTTGTACCTGCACCTGCAGCAATCTTGCTCAGGCGGTAAATGTCAATCTCAGGAATAACCTGCTCATCAATCTGACGAGCCAATGCCTTGCCTGCTTCTTTCAGCATCAGCTGGTCGGTTAAATTGCCTTTGTCAATGGTGAAGGTAAATGCACGGTCACGGGTAAGCGTCAGCTCCTGCAAGCTGTCCTCCAGCTCTTTCGGAGTGCCATAACGGTTCGCACCGGAACGAGTGTAGTCCCCCAGTGCAGTGGTCGGGATGGAATAAACCTTTACAGTCTTCACGCCCTCGAAACTGTAGTCATTGTTTACTGCCGGGGTAGTCACTGCGCCTAGCTTAAATTTTTCGTCAATCTTGGTAGAATACTTTTCCGCTAAATTGATAGCCATAATAAAAAAACCTCTCTTTCGTCATTAAGAATTAAAGCCACTGAGGAACGGATCATCAGTACCGCTGCCACCGCCATTGCTGCCGCCACCGCCTGCACCGTTAGCCTTAACTGCCCAGCTGTTCTCCTTCAGCCAGCCATTAACACCATCTTCCAGGCTGATTTCTTTGCCATCACTGCCGGTATAGGCAAGGCTTTCATCGTCTTTGACAACGATGCTACCTTCCAGCAGCTTAGCCATGTTCTGCGGGCTCGCAGCGTTGCCCTTGGTCAGCAGATCAACAGCCTTAGCCATCTTCATGCCGTCAAGACGCTTGGTCTTTTCTGCCTTCGCGGTTTCGGTCATATCAGCCAGCTGCTTAGTGACCTTGCCAACCTGTGCGGTTAAGTCAGCAATCTGCTTTGCGACCTCATCAGGCTTTTTGCCGCCCTGGGCAAATTGGTCTAATGTAGTCTTAAGTCCCTTGGCTTTGTCTACCACATCGTCACCATCGACCAAACCAACAGCCTCCAAGATGCTTTTCAGCTTTGTCGCACTCTGCTCTCCTGCCATGCGGTGCTTCTTAGCTTCGTTGTTGAGAGTGTTGATTTCGCCCTTGATAGCAGCGATGAGGTCAGCACCGTTCTCAACTTTTTCCAGTGCTTCGTAAACCTGTTTCATTTCCATTTCTGATACCTCCATATCATGGGTCTCCGCCCTATATTGCGCCCTCTCCTGGGCAATAAAAAAGCACGCTGTTACACGTGCTTGATTAACGATGTTATTTTAATAATTTACGATATTGCTGCCTGTCTGCTAAATAAACTAATCCAAAAACGGCAGCTACAAGCAATATTACGATATATAACGGGGTGAATACCCAAACCCACGGTAAATCCAACGAGCCAAACAGCTTGCCCAGAATTAACCCCGCTTGAACTATACCTAAAGTTGTTTTTAACATGCTACACCTCCAATAAAAAAGCAGACTCTGAGTTTTCACTCAAAATCTGCTTACTAATCAATAGTTTTCAATCAATTGCATCTTATTAGCCCCACGCAGCACCGCTTTTTTCAGGAAAGGTTCCCTTACGAGCTAGACGCTCTACTTGTGCCCAAGCTTGTCCCTTATATCCACTCGAAACTCCATCAACATCTTTAACTAAAACTCTGCTAAAATCATTTAGATTAACCTGTACAATACCAAATGTATCAGTTATACCTTCGGGATAAAATTTATACTGTACATATTCTTTTGTCACTTCTAACAGTTCAAGCGTCAACATTTTGCTTACTCCATTCTAATACAGCTTTAGTATAATTATACTTTGTATTAGTCAAATTATGTGCTTTATCATAATTATAACCCATTTTACGCATGATAGCAAATTCTAAATGTTCATGTTTTAGCATTACTATATCATGCTCCTGTATATTTTTCCCTTCCAACAGCCTTTGAAAAGACTGTGCCATATCGTAATCAGGATAAAATCTATGATGTCCATCAAATAAATCGTACTCATTTATAAATACATGTTTATAAATACTTTCAAGACGCTTTTTAGGATACCCTGTATTTTTGTGTATTTTATTAACAAAAGCATATATACCATTCTTACGCCGTGCTTCATAATATTTTTCAGCATGCTTATAACGTCTAGTAAAATCTGGATCGTTCTTGTCATTCAAAGCACCAGATATAGCACCAGTAGGCAAATCGCTCAGTCTGCCTTTTACTTCCCGCAGTCCAGCATAACCACGCATATACCCCTGCCAGTCCTCACCATCTTCCCAAGCCTTCAAGCCTTTACGCCCCAGCACCTGCGCCCTGCGTGACTCCGGCAAGCTATTCAGCCATTTGTCGCCTGCCTCCCGCACCTGGTCGCGTTGCTGCTGCATATCAACTTCGCCTTCAATGACTTCCACGTACCGGCATAAGCAATGCGGGTGTACCGGCAAAGGCGGCAGCTTATCCTTGGGATATATGCCTGCACCCAAGCCATACATGTCAGCTTTGGCGTACATATCGCAGATATCGAAAACAGGGTGACGGCTGCTTAATTTGAATTTCACAGCCACAATATCAGCGTCTTTTTGCATCTTAGCTATAAAACCATCAGCCCATGCCCTCGCCATCTCGGTTCTGGTTATACGTTCGGCAACATAGCGGGATTTTTCGTTGACAGCAACTTCCACGGCCTTTTCAATAGCCTTTTCATTGCCTTTCTGCACTGCTTCCAGCAATTTATTATAGGCTGCCTGCAGTGCCTTGTTAGGTGCACCATTTTTGGCCAGACGATTGATGTTGTCAATGGCCTGCCTTTGCTCAGCCAATGCCTGCAGGTCGTTGCCTGTAGCTTCCCTTACCTTCTGCAGATATTTCGGCAGGTCCTGCCTGCTGATAATATCTTTGCCGCCGTTATATACGTTCTGGCCATCATCGCCATATCCGTCATACAACGCCCTTGCAGCCTCAGTCCAGGTCTTGTTCCGGCGCATCTGTTCCTGCAGGGTGCTTACAATGGCACCGCGCATTTTCACGCCTACGCCATGCAGCTTTTCAGATAGCGTCATGCCGCTTTCATCCCACTTATCGGCCAGCTCTTCACCCATGCTTTCTACTTGCGCTTTAGTCAGCATAGTCGGAACAATACCATAAGCATAAGCTGCAGCCTCTACAAGCGCAGGCTTCAGTTCCGGTAGTGTAAACAGCTTACCATAGTGGCGCTGCACATTATCCAGTGCCTCTTCAAACTTCATGCCACTAGCAATCAGCCTTTGTAAGTAAGCTACTGCTTTTTTAGCATCCCTGCGCCAGCTTTTATTCAGTTTGTTAATCAGCTGCGCCAGTCTGTCCGTCGTCGCCATCATCGCCACCGCCATTATTACCAAAAGCATGGCTATAATCCAGCTTTTCCTGCTCCAAGTGCTCTTCGTAGGTCTTCACCAGTGCGTCAAAGTCATCAGCCTTAAGCTCCGGCAGATAGCTGGTAAGAACGCGCTTGAATACTTCCATGTTAAATTCATCGCCAAAGTTCAAGCCTTTAGCAATTTCAGCATTAGCAAGCTCCTGCTCAACCTCACTGATTTTGAAGTCATTCGGGTAGTTCACACTGTATTCCAGCGGCACGCCGGTCCAGATACTGAACAGCCTTGCCAGATTCTCTTCCGCTGCTTCCACGAGGTCTGCAAAATCGGATAGAATCTGATTGGTTGCCTCATAATCCCACGCTTTCGCCTGCCCGCTCTGCTGCTTGCTGGAGCCTGTTACGTTGACAACAACGGCCATGCGGTAAATCTCCTGCTGCAGTGTAGCAATCTGCGCTGCCAGCACTGTTGCAGGACCATCAGGCGGAGCGATGAACGCAGGCGCGTGGCTGCTCTCCGGAGGATATCCCAAGGCATTATTGGTGCCGATGTTGATGCTGTCCGGGTCGCTCGAAGGGTAACACAGAACACTGAAGGTCTGATTGACCAGGATGTCAGCCAACCAGCTGCACATGTTGTAGATAGCAAGGTTCGTTTTAGCTACGCTGAGGAACTCACTTGGCGGGAAAGGATTGTGACTATTCCTCACTTTGCTAACCAGAGGAACAACCGGCACGCGCCCAAGATTCCAGGTACCGCTGTGCTTGCCTTTGCTGTCGATAAGCTCCCAGCCTTCTGCCGTCAGCGTTCGTGTCGCCATCGTATGTTCCTGGAATGCATCAGGCTCTACGAAAACAAACTTTGTGATACGTCCCAGCTTATCCTGACAGATTTCCTTTACAGCATTAAGATTAACTACAAAAGCGTAAGGCAGATTATTGCGGTCCGCTTCCAGGTCTGCCACGCGCATATCCTCTGTATCGCCCTGCGCCTTATCCATAACGATATAAGCAACGCCCTGCAGCTTCGCACTGCAGGCAGCCTGCTTCATAAGGTTCTGGATGCTGGTGCCCAAGAAGTCAACGTCCTTGCTGAAGGTTTCCCACAGCTCCGAGCCTGCGCCGCTCCAGTCACGCACAGCCAGTGTTTTGAAGATTGGCGCTACATGAGCATTAACGCAGGGTGCCAGATAGTTAAGGTAGTACGCCAGCTCGCGCCTCATGCCGTACTTTCCTGCATCCTCACGCGGGTGCTGGGTTAAATAGCTGCCGTCAAGAAAGCCTCCGCAGCCTTCATAGCCATCTTCCAGCATTTTGTATAATCCATGTTTATCATTACGCATTTTTTCACCTCTCTAATAGTTGACACGCATCGGTTTAGGCCTTGCCACCTCCACGATGTCCTCACACACGCCGGTCAAAGCATCCGGAGCATCATCGTGTGTGTTCTTGCCTTCCTTCTGGTACTTGCTCAGTGCTGCATAAAACTCCGGCCAGCGGTTCTTCCAATCGCTTGGGAAATAAATATGCTCCATACACCACGTAGCATTAGACAAGATTCTTGCAGCCTTGTTCTTGTGCTGCGTAAAGGTTTCAATGGTTGTATGGTTGCTATGCAGCAGCTTCTTCACGTTCCTGGCGAATCCACGCCCGCCATTGTTGCTTTCGAAGCGTGCCACATTCGTGCTGTTGCGTTCCAGCGCCTTCGCCGTTGCCGGTTCAGTTACTTCCATAGGCTCTTTCGTGTATAAAACATCAAGCACATACGCTTCATCCGCAAAGGTGCGCCCATAAATAATGCAGCAAAGGTAATCGGCACCTGTATCAGCCGTATCCGTATAGGCACGAATCTGCTTAAAGGCAGGAAGCGCAGCATCATAGGTCTTGAAGCTACTGTACAGCCTGCCCTTGATGTCTATCGGCTCCTGCTGGTAGTTGGCACTCCATATATCAAGCCCCATGAGTTGCCTCTTCTCCATGCAGCTTTCAGCATCCAGCACGCCATCACAAAGCATGCTGCCGTCATCCTGCACTGCCTTCATGTTGATATGCACGATTTTTTCTGCCGGATAATATTCCAGCACCTTGCCTGCCAAATCATCACTAGCCCAGCGCGTCATAATGACGATGATTTTATAATTGCCCTCGCCACGTGACAGCATGGTATTAGTGAACCAGTCCCAATGCTTTTCCTTAACATTTTCGTTATAGGCTTCTTCCGCATTCTTGATTAAATCGTCTATGATCATCAGTCTGCAGCCGAAGCCTGTCGCTGTACCGGTTGGCGATGTAGCAAGATAACTTGTCTGCTGTCCTTCAAGGCTCCACAGGTTCATAGCGCCGTCGCCACGCTTAATTTTGGTGGCGGGGAATACGTCGCTATAGACCGGCTTATAAACATCCGCCTTAGCCTCGCTGATGCTGTCACGCACGTTCTTACTGAAGCGCGTTGACAGTGTTTCGTTGTAAGAGCCAATCATAACCTGCAAGGTGTTATCCCTGCCCAGCGCCCATTCCACGAAGTTGCTGGCCGTGTAGCTTTTGCCATGACGCGGAGGCATGTTCAGTACAAGTATCTTCTTATCTGAGGTCAGGAACCATTGCAAGGTATCGCACAGCTCCTGCAGATACTTGCGGTCGCTCCGGTAGAAGTCGGGGTTCTTCAGCTGGGCGTAAAAAAAGAACCTGCGTCTTGCAAGTTCTATCTTTGCTCCCAATGTTATCAGCTGCTTATCCATCCATACCAGCCAGCTTTTTCAGTTCTGCATCTGTCAGCCCTGCGAACGGATTGGCAAGCTCACCGGAGATTTCCACATTTTCTTTAGGCTTTAGGCCGACGGTATCGCGATAAATTTCAAAAGCCTTGATGTTGCCACGCTTAGCCTTCAGCTTCAGCGCGTCCAGCATCTCCTTGCGCTCATCGTCGGTCGTGAAGTCAGCGTCCAGCTCACGGAACGACTTCAAGCGGCGGCGTGCTTCACCGGATGCCTGCCCGCCTTTTTTGCCATTTCTCGCCGCTTCCTCGCCGCTTCGAAACCTTGTGGCTTTTCCATTCTTCAAATTATCCAGTTGTTTCTTTGTAGGCATCAATCTCACACCACCTTAATCCCACATCATCAATAATATCCCAAAATTCTTCCACATCATGCGGCACAACGTAGAAGCCTGTTTCGTCTTTCTCAAAATCAATCCCCACATGATGCAGCTCATGCCTTAATAATGTTTCCAGCTGCTTTTCGCTAAAGCCAACTACATTCGGCTCATAAACCACAATAAAAAAATCATAGGGGCAACACCAGCTGTAGCGGTCGCTCACTAAGTTGCAGTCCGCAAATATCGTCCGCTTATTGCGCTTCTTCTCTTCCAGGCTGGATAAGTAGGCTATTTTTACTTTAGCAGCCTTTATATCAGCGAATTCCGGCAACGTGCGTATCAGCTTATTAGCCATCAGCCTATACTTTTTACTGTGCTCCATGATATACCTCGAATTTTTCTACCCTTGCCGGACGCGCCGCATTGCAGTGCGGTGTCCTTGCGTCCGGAAAAGGAGGTGATTAGTCTGTTCCGGCGTGGTAAAAACTCAACAAAAACCACGCCCGGCAAAGGCAGAAAATATATAAAGGCAGTCACCGCAGCTTCTGCCCCTCACTACTTCGCCCGCAGGCTTTTCGTTATTCTTATTGGTGCGTAGGGCTGGAATTGCACCAGCGTTGTATCTTACGTCACGGATTTACAGTCCGCTGCCTTCGCTACTCGGCTCACCTACGCATATAAAAGCAGGGGGTGAAGGAATTCTTGACGCCAGCTGAACAGCTGCGCTACGAATATTTGCAATGTCCTATTCGCAACTTGCATCTACTCCCATTCGGGAACCTTGCCCCTGCACCCGGGTATCTTTAAAATCTTACCATAACGCCACCCATGACGTTATCTGCTCTGCCGGCTACCCAACCACCAGCATTGCCTTTCAGCGGGAAGTTAATAACGCCTACCGCGCCATCTTTAGAGATGCCAGCACCAATGCCCCAGCGCCGCGTTTTATCCACTACCGGTATCTTTATATTAATATCCGTGCTGCTGGTCTGCGTCAGTGTCAGTTTATTCTTGTCAAACAGGTACTGTTCATTCTCTGCTTTGGCCACAACGAAGGCCTTGTCATTAACCTTAACATTCAGCACCGGCTTATTGAGCTTCACGTCAATATCCGTTTTTTCCGGTTCGCTTTTAGTGCTGTCGCCAGCAGCTGTATATATAACAGTTTCTTTAGGCACATAAGCGATTTCCGTTTTCACCTTGTCCCGGTATTCAACCTGGGTAACTACTTTTGTGTCAGCCACCGGGCAGGTATGCAGAACACCGCGCAGAACGAAACCGCCGGCAAAGGCTAGCACAGCAGCTATTATTAAAAATATTGCATTTTTACTTATCACTGTACGCCTCCCTTTCCATGGCATAGTAAAAGCCCCACCGCCATTACAGCAGCAGGGCCTTGCTCCCTTGCGTCTCTTGTTTTCTTCTCCGCTTATTATAATTATATCATCAGCGGATACTGTCAAACAATGTCACAACATATATTTTTACAATTTTTTATTCCATCTCTGAACTATTTCAAGGAAAAATTCCCCGTCTCTCGCCAGCTCAAATCTTTTACAGCATGGGCAGTAAATCCCTAAAACACCTTGCTTATTAAATGCACACCTTGGCTGCATGCCGCAGCAGTCATTGATTTTCAGGTTCAGTTTCTTTCTTTTCTTCTTCATCATGCGCCATCCTTTCCAAGATGGCTGCATGGCGGCGGTGTACGCTGCGCCAGTTGATACCCATACGTACAGCCACTTCCTCCCATGTGTAGTTGCTGAAATAATGCATTCTCAGCATCATCTGGTCCTCTGCAGATAAAGGTTCGATTGCTTTTTCAATTTTCTGCTGCAAACTTACCAATGCATCAAACTTTTCGTTATACAGACTACGCAATTCGTCAACCTTTGCAATAGTGTTGGTTGTATTGTCACGCCCGCCATTGCCACCTCCAGGCATTCCTGTTAGCTGTGAAATTCTTGGCGATGTCATCATGCTGACCAGTTCGTTCACTTGGTCCTGTAAATCAATCATCTCTAATTTTAAATACTTACATTTACGCAGATCATATTTTGTTATCAAGTTTTTGCCCCTCCTCAGACTTCTTCGAAAATCATATCCGGATGTTTGTACAGCAGCATTTTCCGCTTCAGCAAATATTCCTTTGTTCTAAAGCCCTTAACGTCAACTACTACTGTGCGCCCATCTTTATATTTGACGACAAAGTCAGCAATATACTTTATTGCTCTTTCGGTTTTGCCGGCATGTTTGAATTTAGGCTGCAACTCGAACGTTACCTGACGTTCAAATTCTATAACCTCGCCCGCCTTGCGCAGTACTTTCAGTTCGTCATAGTAAATTTTTTCTTTGATGCTGTCAAAGATGATACCATCACATTCAACTTTTTTGTTATGGTATTTCATTGCTGCTTGCGCGTCCTTTCCCATTCAGCCAACGCTTCCGGCGTGCCAAATTCTTTTAACAGCTCACGCTGGCATTTTTCACAGTAAACGGGTCGGCCGTTGTCGAAAATGCTCGATACAGCCTTTTCTTTATCGCACCATACACAAATTTCACCTGAGCTGGTTCCCATGCTGCACACCCCCTAAAACGGAATTTCCTCGTCAAAAGGCACCTGCTGGCCGAAACTTTCCATGCTCTGCGGCGCCGGTTGCTGTGATGTCTGCTCCTTGCGCTCGATGAATTCGGCATGGTTGACGATTACTTCAGTCACCCAGCGCTTGCTTCCGTCTTTGGCATCATAGCTGCGGATTTGCAAGCGGCCTTCTACCAACAGACGTTGTCCTTTATGCACGTAGTTGCCGATTGTTTCTGACGTCTTTCCCCACGTTACGCAAGGGATAAAGTCCGCTTCACGGCTGCCGTCTTTAGTGTAGGGGCGGTCACCAGCCAGCGTAAACTGTGCTACGCAGGCACCGCTAGGGGTATATCTGATTTCTGGATCTTTGGTCAAACGGCCTAACAGCATAATTCTATTCATTCTCATTCTCTCCTTTCAGCACCAAACGCAGCACCAGTACAATGACCAGCGCCAGGCAGATGGTTCCTGCTGCATTGTAGATTAACTCAGTAAACTGTATATCCATCATCAGCTCCGGCTAAGCCTCCTTTTCTTCTACACCAATTTGGGCTTTGATATAGGCAATGGCCTTATACAGATAATCAACATCACCGCTATCACGCCACATATTCAGATTGTAATGTACCGCCGTCATAAAGAACTGTTTTTCCTCCGCTTGGGTTTTATCCTCAACGACTTCATTTTCTTTAACCAGTTTGTCGATATACCAGCGGGCTTTTTTCAGGTCCTCAACGCCATTCTTCTGGCCCCAGCGCCACAGATACTTGATGGCATTAGCGGTACAAACAGCATCAAGGCCTTTCAGATTAATCGTAGCCGCCGCCAGCGCGTCGATGCACTCAACGCCGCCTTGGGTGTAGTGCTTGGGATGGTTTACATTGTCAGTCATTATTTATGCCCCCTTATCCATTTCTCATGTCTTGCGGCAGTTCCGGCTGTCGCTAAATTTTTCAAGTTGGCCTGCCGTTTAGCTTCCAGCAATTTGTATTGCTCGGTTTTCCATTCGCTAAATGCATTGCAGATAGCATGGCAGCCTATTCTTCTTACTTCGCATCCTCTGCAGGGTGATTTGCCTACCATCTTTTCTTGCTCACCTCTTCCTTTACCAGTCTGCCGGCTTTATGCGCCCGCCTTGCAATCTTTGCTTTGTCGTCGCAGCTGAAGGCAAGGCATGCAGGGCAGATGGTGATAATGCCAGCAGGACTGAAGTAGTAGCGGTTACAGCTGCCATTCTCCTGCCCGCACACTTGGCATTTACGTTTCATCTGTTCACCTCCTAAAATAAATCCTCTTTCGGCAGCACGAACCAATACTCTCCCAATGGACTAGGTGGGTACCACTCCCATTTATAGCCCTGCTCCTTGCAGTACATAATCAAGGCATCATAAGCCAGGCACATACGCCCGCTCTTTCTGTACTGCTTTGCTATAGGCTCAAATTTCGCACGCATTTCATCTGCAGTATAGTGTTCAAGAGCACGGCGGCCGTCTAATATAAGACGTGATGCAAGTTTTTCCGCGTTCCAGATTTCGCCACGGCGTTTCAGTTTTTTCTCTAATTCTTCATTCCACTCCATGATATCTACCTCAATCTGCTGTTTCCGCATTTCTCCGGACAGTTGCTGCATACGTCATGGTGACAGCTGCGGTCGCACTCTTGGCAGCACAAATGACAAAATTGGTTAATAGCGCAATCTGTAACAGGGCGTTTACAGAACCACTTTGGTTTCAGCCGTTCAATAATCGCCGGTATCTGCCGTTCCTCTTTGTATGACCACTCTTCTTCAGGCTTCAGCAACGGCAGCAAAGGCTTTTTATCGACGATTTTTACTTTTGCTCTGGTAGCAGCACGCTTGCTTTTCTTAATCTTGTTTTTGCATTCATCGCTGCCGCAGCTGGTTATATATCCACGCTCAACAGCTACGGCAGCAGCATATCTTACCGCACCGCATTCACACACGCAGACGAAATGCGTTTGCTTATAAGATAAATTCAGCATCTTTTGCGCCATCGCTGGAGCAATAACCCCCGCAACAGTAAGCATGTCAAACTTACGCCCGACATATGAATTCCAATCTTTCCGCATTTTTCTGCCTCCCTACAGCCCCAAAAGCTCATTCATGCTTCTGAAATCAGCTGCTACCTTCTGGCGGCGACGGCTCTTGCCGGTTACTTCTACCGGATGGCACATCTCCAGCACTCTGTCATAGATACGGCTGTTACCGATGCTGTCGGGCTTTTTGATTTCGTCGATGCTCAGGTTGGTTGTGATGATCATCGGCAGCTTAGCCCGGTAACGTGCATCAATCACGTTGAACACCTGCTCCTGAGCGTATTCGCTACGGCGTTCGGCTCCCAAATCATCCAGAACCAGCAGGTCGAACTGATTGAAGCTGTCGATATAGGCTTGCTTTTCCTCGATGCTCCACAAGGTATTCAGCACCCGCGCAAAGTTGGTCATCAGGCAGGTTCTGCCGGAATCTATCAGGGCATTGGCGATGCAGGCTGCAGCAAAAGTCTTGCCGGTTCCCACGCCACCATACAGCAGCAGGCCTTTGCCCTGCTCCCGGAACTGCGTAAAGTTGCCAACGTAGTTTTTAGCAGCTCTCATTATGCGCGGGTCCGCACCATCATCAGCTGCAAAGTTCCAATGCTGCATATCGCTTTCAAGAAAGCTAGCACGGCGATGCTGCCTGATACGCGCCTGCCGCTTTTCAGCTTTGCGCTGCTGTTCTTCTGCCGCCAATTTTTCGGATCTGCACCGGCAGAGGCACGGCACCACCTTGACCATGCCAAGGAAGCTGCCGCGGAACTCTTTCGGCGTATGGCACTTGCCGCAGTAAAGCAGGCCGTTTTCTATATAGTCAGCTGAGTCTTTAGGCACGTTAGCTGCTGTCTTCCGCTCCAACGTCGCTATGATTTCTTGTAATCCTTCCACGTTATCACCTTCCTAAAAATATTTGTCCAAATCAGTCATATCCTGCTCGCCCGCAGACTTTGCAGCTGCCTTTGCAGCCGGTTTGTCGCGCCTTGCCCAATTACGGATAGTAGCAAGGTGGTTTTTATAGCTCTTGCCACTGGAAGCCATATATTCAGACAAACGCTGTATACGCTGGTCCCAATCAGAAGGGAACTCTGCCTTCAGCTTCTCCAGATCATCATCTGACAGCAGCACGTTTTGATATTCGCCGTGTTTATGGCGGGGGGATTTTTTAGATATACTCTTATTCTTATCTTTATCTATATCTATATCTATATCTATATCTATATCTCCTTCTATATCTAGGCGTGGAACGTCCATGGACGTCCGCGGACATTCCATGGAATTTTGAGGCAAAAGCTTTTCAGCTTCCCTTTTTCTCCGCTTGCGTTCCCTGTCTTTTTCTCTTATCGTTGCCAGCCTGTCTGTGCTCTGGTACTTCTCCCAGCTTGACAGGAAAATCATGTTGTTGATGATTTCTATCATGCCGAACTGTTCAAAGGTCTTCAGCGCAAGCCTTACAGTCGAAATAGGCTTGTTAAACTGCGTGGCCAGCATTTCGTCAGTATATGGGATTTCCTTTGTCAGATAGATAAAGCCGCCATCGTTGACATTACCGGCAAGGCAGAGCAGCTGCACCCACATCAGCAGAAGGCTGTCACCCTCCGGCATGCTGCCAATCTGTTTGATCTTGCGGTTGTCGAACATATCAACAGCAATCTTTATCCATTTCACGTCCGCCACTTTATCAGCTCCCTTTCCATGCCGCTTTGATTATATCCAGTTCCCATGGAGGTAAAGTCTCAACGCCCACACTTTTAGCTTCTGATACAACACTGTCTATCAGTCTTGACATCTCGGCTGTTGTATAGGTGCTGCTGCCATAATATGCTATTAGACTGGTATATTCTCCATGTTGGTCAATAGTATCTGTCAACCAGCCCAGGCCATTACCACCCCACCGCGTTGAAAACTGCGGCACGGAAGAAGTAAGCATCTCTAAAGTTGTGAAACTACCAACCTCACGTATATTTTTCTGATATACTACCGTTTTCGGTGCGTTAATCTTTTCCCCAATCTTATGGCACAATTCCCAACAATAGTTGTTAGCCCTAAGACTTCTTCTTTCTTTTTTAGGTTCTATGGTTATCGTATATGGCTTCTTATCGCTCTGCATCGCGTTCAGGACTTCAAAAACATCCTGCCTATACAAACTATCAAGTACCACCGTAAACTCTATTGTAGAGCCCATACAGGCCACGTCAGCTATATGTTTAATCTGTGCTTTCATCTTTGTTACTCTTTTCAAGTAAAATTCTGCCGCATCCCTTGCAAATTTTTCCCGGCGTGCCGTCGTTGCTGTGCATGCAGTAAGAGCAGCGGTAAGCGTAGCTCAAAGCTCCGTGGTAATAGGTTCTGATTTTAGAATAATCTTGGCTTTTCAAATCTTCACCTCCTTACAAATAGTTCTTACCGACTTCCGCCATCCACAAAGCATAACCGCTTTTGGTGCCGTACCGGTCCATATAGCACGATTGTGCGAACCGCTTGTACCGAAGGTCTACGTCACGGCGCTGGTGGGGGCTATACGCCCCACGATGATGCTCAGCGCACAGCCAGATAGTAAGACCTAAGCGGTCTGCTATCTTGCGCCCCGCCGTACCATGGATTACATGGTGGCGTTCCAGGTTCAACGTAGTACCGCAGCAGAAGCATTCTTTTCTGTCCTGCAATATACTTTTTCTCATGCGTCCGCCCGCTTTCTTAGGCTGTTCATGCATTGCGCCCATTGTGCTGCCGTTATATCCTGCAAGTTATTGAGCTGCAGGCTTTGCGCGATGCCTGCCACATCAACGCCCTTCTGCTTTGCCATCGTCTGCAGCTGCGCCAGCTGATAGCTGCTCACCTTGTCGGTATGCTTCGCTGCAGCCTTCGTCTGGCGGGAAGCCTGTGGCTCGCTTCTATGGCTTTCACCATGCTTGCTGTCCCACAAGCCACGATACACATCAGCCGCAACGCCGATGCACTTCATAGCGTTGCCCAGCGCATCGGTAAGGCACATTTTATAGGCTTCGTCATTAGGAACAAGCCCGTTTTTGTTTTTCTCAACGATGAAGTCACCGCCGCAGCCGTAAACCGGTTCACTCCAGCCTTCTCCATCGTGATACATAAGCGCAACAGTCAGGAACAATAAAATCTGTCCGTCACCGCACTGGAACGTCTTTTCATCGGCGATGTTAAACTTCCAGCCAATACCGCACGGTCCGAAAACCGAAGTCATTGCTTCAATCTTCCATTGCGGATTAATGTCGCTTTTGCCTTTTAAGTTGCCGCCCTGGATAGGCTTGATTGCTTCAGCCGGCGGATTGGCAAGCTGACTGTAGATTTTCATGTTATTCATAATAGACCGCCTTATTTAATCTGCAGGTTCTGGCGTGCTACCAGCTCGCAGCCCGGTACAGTTTCACCGGCCTTGATAGCCTTTTTGACTGCAACCTTGTCCAGCTCCGGATCTTTGAATTTCAGGAATTCTTCCGGAACATCGCCGATGCACTTTGCGTCAAACTCTACCGCTTCACTTTTACGGAAGCTCATGGCCACCTTCGCACTTTCAAACTTTTTGCCGTTCAGATAGCGGCTCAAAAAGCCTCTAAGGCTTTCCGCCTTGGCCTTCTTAGCCTTTTCACGTTCTGCAAAAGCGTTCTTCTGCGCTTTCAAAGCTTCTGCCTCCGCTAACAGGTTTTTATACCAGCAGCCCAGGTTCTCAATCTTCTTGTCGCGCTCCATTTCCAGAGCTGCGATTGCTTCAAGGTCGATGATTTCACCGCTTTCGGTATCTACAACGCGGCTTTCGTCCAATTTGACGCAGGCCGCCAGCTTTTCGTCTATATCAAACAGTTTCATGCTATGCCTCCTTTAAACTTACGTTGTTTACGATGTTCTGGAGCTCCCGGGTGGTAAGGCCGGCAAACTGATCCATGTTAAACATTTCTTTGGTAATGCCTTTTGCAAGCAGCTGATTTTGGAAGTAGTTCATTGTCAGGCCGTCATAATCTCTTTCGTTCATCTGCGCACCTCAATGGGAATCAGCACGATGTCCCCCGGCTGAAGGTCACCCTTCAAGTTGCTGATTTTCTTTGTATAAAAGATGACCTCGCGAATATCTCTGCTGTCGCCCTCGTGCTCCATTACAGAGCCAACCAAATGCCAGAGCGTATCGCCCTCTCCGGCAACGGTCTTGACGACATAATTATCAACCGGGCGTGTTGCATCCCATGCAGCCCAAACGCAGCAAGCTGCCAACAGCACAAATAAGATTTTTTTCATTGCTCACTACCTCCGGAGCACATATTGTGCAAATACTCATCAATAGCAAACGCCGGTACATAGCGTCTGCTATTCCGGATAACATACTTCAGACGACCTGCATCCATCTCTTCCTTCAGAAAGACAGGAGAGCAGCAAAGCAGGATTTGAGCCTCGCCGGTAGGATAAAGCATCCTGCGAGGAATTTCTCTGCGCTCTTTCGGAGCAGCTTTTTTAATCGTTCTTGCCATGATTGAACCCTCTTTTCTTGGTATTCTTCGTGTTATACAGTTAGTAGATTTTATACCAGACATCATTGTTGAAACTCCCCAGTCTCGTTATGCTGCGCTGGTCTACGCTAAGTTTCTTGACGGTCTTCAAGGACTTGCTGTTGATTGCTTCAAGGATTGGTGCAAGAAAAACGTATTTCCTACGCTTTTGGTCTTGCTGAATATGCAGAAGCAGTAAAGTAAAGGCTGACATATCAGGGCACTTCTGAAAGTTGCAATGATATGGGCGCTTCATCAGCCAGCAGTCACATATCTTAGCCAGCTTCTTGCCACATTTACTGCAAAAGTTTCCTTTTTTGACGACTTTTCCACAATGCGGGCAGGTCGTCATATTTTTATCTTCCATCACCATCACGCCCCGCAAAACTTGTTGATAAAGTACTGCTGGCCTTTGCCGGTAACAATTCTTTTCTTAACTTCTTCGTGAAAAGCTTCTTCTCCAATATGTAAAAGTTTATAAGCTTTCGTTCTGGATAAACCAACTTCTTTGCACCAAGTTGTTACATTCAACTTTACTGAGCATACTTCGATAAATCGTGTTTTTCTTTGATGCCCAAGGTTGAAAGCCTTAGATACCCATCTGCAATTTTCTGGGCAATAGCCCATGTCATTGTTTATCCTATCCAATTCTAACCCATCTTGGTATCCGTTATTTACAGCCCAATTATGGAAATTAGCAAAGGTAAGCCAGTCATCACAAATTTTTATTCCTCTGCCACCGTAATTTTTATAAGAAACTGCTTTCGGATTCAAACATCTGGCTTTCATCCCATTCCATATAACAAAAGTTCTGGGTTTTCCGCCGGTCGTTATACCATGTTTTTCAAGCTGTGCAACATGTAAGTCATGGGCATAACATCCACAAGATTTTGATTTTCCTCGAAGCAGCTTACCGCTAGGAACAATATGCTCCTTGCCGCAATCACAGCGACATAACCATAAAACATTACGGTATTTGTTTTTACCACATGGCTTAATAGCCACCAGTCGCCCGAAGCGTTGATTACTCAAATCCTTCACTGCATTTGCCCCCTAAAAATTTATTTGCAAAGTAAATTTGTGCTTTAGGAGTTACCTTAACCGTTTTGTTGACAGTTACGTGACCATCAGCATGGATAATTGGTGTTTCTTTTACTCTGAACAGCCCTAATTCCATTGAGCGCTGCGTAGGGCTATTATAATCAGCACCCTGACGCTTAATCAGATAGCCGTTGTCACGCAGCCATTGGAACAAACGCTTCTGTCCGGTGTTGTAACCGTTCTGCTTCAGAATCTTCGCAAGGTCACCAATCAGAATCGTGCTGTCCGACGCGCTCACCGCATCTGCAAACAGCACCTTCGGTTTCGCCGCTGCCACATCGCTTTCCAGCTCCTTAATGCGCTGGTCACGCTGCCGGATAGTGCTTTGCGCTACCAGCACAGCCTTCGCCATAATCTCTGCGTCCGTCATGTTCTCACTGCCTGCGATGTAACCGCCGGTCTTTCTGATTGCCGGAATGACTTCGCTTGTCACCCAGCGCTTGAATTCCTTTGCTTTGGGCATCTTGCTGGAGAGGATGAGAGAGTAAAGACCGCTTTCGTTGATGAGCCACGAAGCTGCCACCAACTTCCCATTTTGGGCAGTTGGCAAATTTTGTTTCTGCCTATCTTCCTCATCAACATGTTGAGGAATAGCTTTGCTAGAATTGCTATAGCCTAAAATATCGGCTACATCTTTACCAACGAACCACGGTTGCCCGCCTTTGTCGATAATACGGACACTGCCAAATGCAGCAGATGTAAAAGTTTGTAATTCGTTCATTTTGCACCTCCTTAGGTGTTTTATACTCCTTAAACGCCGCCCATTTTGTAGACTATTTGTCTACATCGCAGGCAAAAAAAATTGCTTCCTTTTCGCTTAATTTAGAAATTCTAAGCAAATCGCACATTTTAGAGATTTCACCAGCGTTGAACGGGACTTCATTGTTAATTTTTCTTTTTAATGTTTGATATGTAACTTTAAGTTCCGCTGCAATTCTGGCTTTTTTCAATCCACTATCTGCAATAGCTTTTTCTAATTTGACTGTATCTGTCACGTTATCGCCTCCCTTTTGTAGACATTTTGTCTACACCACTATTATATTTCTTTGTTTCCTGTTTGTCAACAAAATTTTAGTGATTTTGTTGCATTTTTTTCTACACGATGTTACAATAAATTTAAACAAAAAGGAGAGTGAACACAATGACCACTATAGGAGACCGTATAAAAGCACGTAGATTAGAATTAGATATGTCGCAAGATGAATTAGCAAGATTAGTTGGATATAAATCTCGTTCATCTATCAATAAAATTGAAAGTGACGGCAGATTATTGCCTCAAAGAAAAATCATGGAAATTGCAACTGCACTGAATACAACACCAGCATATATTATGGGGTGGGAAGAATCCAATCAAGCAGAAGCTCCCTCAGTCCCCCTCACCCCCCGCGATGAACGCCAAATCGCCGCCGACCTCGAAAAAATGCTTGCCGACCTCGACAGCAAAAACTCTATGGCTGCCATGGGCGGTACCGGTGAAGATGATGAAGACAGAGAACTCCTGAAAGCAAGCCTGCAGGCTACCATGCGACTGGCAAAGAAAATCGCCAAAGAAAAATACACTCCTAAAAAATATCGCCACGAAGAGGAATAATATCATGGATATCAAGGCTGCTGTGAAGCAGCTTACACATAAGCACAAAACAAATAACCCCTATGAGTTGGCGCAGCTGCTGAACATCATCGTCATGTACGCAGAGCTTGGCAGCACATGGGGCTACTTCACTACATATAAGCGTTCCAAGTTTATCATCATTAACCAGAACATATCCGAAGAATTGCAATCATACACCTGCGCCCATGAGCTTGGCCACAGTGTTTTACATAAAGGCGTGTCGACGCCATTCCTCAAAGCCCACACCCTTTTCAGCATAGAGAAAATAGAACGGCAGGCCAACACCTTCGCCGTGGAACTGCTCCTGCCGGATGAGCTGCTGCAGCAGTACCCGGAAACCTCCATTCACCGCCTTGCTGACATGGTAGGCGTGCCGATGGGGCTGGAAGTGCTGAAGAAGTAAAATAGAACTTGGTAAAAACAGCCATTTTTACCAAAGACGTTAGGTGTCTTTTGGAAAACGTGCCTTTTTTACCAAAGACGTTAGGCATAAAAAAATACCGCCAGCGCAAGGCGGAAGAAGACGTGGAGAGTTTAGGATAATAGATTTTGAAAGTGAGGAATGAAGATATGAAAGATGTAAAATTGTTTCAGAGTGCGCAAATTCGCTCCATTTGGAACGATGAAGCCGGAGAATGGTTCTTTTCTGTTGTCGATGTTGTCGGTGCATTGACCGACAGTGCAGATAAATCAGCTTATTGGCGCAAACTAAAGCAAAGAATGAAAGCCGAAGGTAATGAAACCGTGACAAATTGTCACAGGTTGAAATTGCTTGCAGAAGACGGGAAAATGCGTCTCACTGACACCGCAAATACAGAAGGTATTCTGCGTATTATCCAATCTATCCCCTCACCTAAAGCCGAACCATTCAAGCAGTGGCTCGCACAACTCGGCGCGGACCATATACACGACCTTGAAGCAGCAGAAGCTTTCAACAAGGAAATAGACGCTCGCATTGAAGCACGAAATAATATCAAACAGCATAACGTTGCTCTCGCTGATGCAGCCTTTGCCGCAGGCGTAAAAACGAACCTTGACTTCGCCAAATTCCAAAATAGCGGTTACATGGGACTTTATGGCGGTGAAACCGCTGGCGATATAAAACGTCGCAAGAATCTTAAACCTAATCAAGAGATTTTAGACCACATGGGCAGTGTGGAACTCGGTGCGAACCTGTTCCGCATCACGCAGGCAGAAGACAAACTGCGCCGTGAGAATATCAGTAGCAAAGAAGCTGCCAACAAAGTGCATTACGAAGTCGGTCGTACCGTTCGCAAAACTATTGAAGAACTCGGCGGCACAATGCCAGAAAAATTGCCTACGCCAAGCGAAAGTATTAAGCAGCTCGATAAACCTAAAAAATAAAAAAATACCGCCAGCGGAAGGCTGACGGCAGAACCATTTTTGCTATTATTTCTTTATTATCCCATTTTGCTTGATTTTTTCCAATAAAAGTATATAATAATTGATATAGATACTTTCGTTATTGGAGGGATAAAAATTGCAAACAAACATTATTGAACAAAAATTACAAACAGCTTATCTTTCTGTATTTACATCTGATGTACAATCCGTTCTGCCCTCATTGATTTTTGAGGCTCAAGATTTATGCAACGAAGCATATGATACTGTCTATCTGCTTAAAGTAACAACGCTTTCCAAAGACCTTCGCGCCCATATTTTACGTATTGCAATAGGAATAGTAGCTAAGAAATACTGCGATAAAGGCTTATTGCCATGGTCCTACTCTATCGAATTGAACTCTGCCAAAAATTGTAGCCACATTGAAATGAAGTCTGGCACTGCTACGATTTATTGTGCAAAGGCTAGATCACCATTAACCAAACCAAAATCAGTAAAATATAGACCAGATGTAGAAATCAATCTCTTTACTGAACAAATGCCGCCTATTGATACGTTTCTTATCGCTTATGGAGAAAACAAAAATGGTACAATGTTTTTAAGCATTGGTATTCCCGGTGAAGAATCCTGGCTTTATGTTAAACCATTGGATATGAAACGTAATGCAACGGTTAATAATCAAGAGGAAAACAAAAAAGAACTTCTTGTTGAGCTTATTGACGAACTTGAAACAGGAGCTGATATTTATGGTACTCAACAAGCATAACCACATCACAGGTTCCAGACTTCGTGATGCCAGAATACTGGCCAATAAAACTGCTAAAGAAGTTGCAGCTCAAATAGGTGTTAGTGCTCAGGCACTTTCCTTATATGAACATGAAAAAGCTACACCTAATGCAGAAAACTTCAGGCAACTGTCAATAATATATGGATTGCCTATAAGTTTTTATTATAAGCCAGAAATTACTTCAAAACCTGATGGAGACGTATATTTCAGAAGTTTCTCCTCTGCCACTAAATTAAAGCGTGACAAAGCATTCACGCAAGCGAAACTATTTGTTAATGATATCGTCGGACTTATAGGCAGTAAAATCAAATTCCCTCCAGTAGACCCTTTATTTAATAAAATAAAAACTTCTACAAACATCGATGAAGATAATTTTGATTATGAAGTTATGGCGAAAGTTATTCGTAGATCTTGGAATTTGGGATATGAACCAATACAAGACCTTATGTATGAACTTGAAAAACGCGGAATAATAATTATGGTTATCGATCTTCCTGAGCAGATTGATGGTTTTTCTTTCTGGTTTGGAGGCAGACCATATATGGTCCTTAATAGTGAAAATAATTTTTTCCGTCTGCGTATGAGTATGGCTCATGAGCTGTGTCACTTATTTTTTCATGGTGCATTAGACGATATATCCAAGGATTTAAAGCGTATAGAGCAAGATGCTAAAAACTTCGCTGGTGCCTTTTTACTTCCTGACGTAACTGTAAAAAAATACATTAACTCTGCTACTCTGCAGGAATTAGCTCGCTTAAAACCTCAAACCAAACTATCTATTACAGGTATGATAAAAAGATGTTCCCAACTTACACTAATCTCACCAGAAAGAGAAGTGTCATTGCAAAAACAAATTAGTTCTAAAAGATGGCGTAAAGTAGAACCATTTGATGATTACTATAGTCCAGAACGCCCTGTCCTAATAAAGCAAGCAATAGAACTTCTGGTAGATAAAAAAATATACACCAAGCAATTACTTTTAGATACATTTGGTTTAGATACTCATTTTATTGAACAGGCTTGTTCTGTTGATCCTGATTATTTTACACAAAGTAAAATTCTATATATGAAAATATTATAATGAGTATTAAGGATAATATAGACCGCCAGCAGAAGACTGACAATAAGTAAGTTATATATTTTTTGTTGTCATCTGGATTATTCCAGACAAATAAAATTTTTCAAGGAGTGTTTATGATGAAAAAACTACTTTTACTGGTAACTGCACTTACATTCTTATTTTGTAGTGTTACTTCGGCTGCAGAG